GCGGGGGCGGGGGCGGTGAATTGCAAGTCGCAGAGGCGGTCGTCCTGCCAATCCGCCTCGACCCGGCGGGCCATGACGAAGACCTCCGGGGTGCTGTGGACGTAGCCCATCTGGCCGTGGGCCTCGATCACCTCGGCGAAGGTGAGGTGGCAGCCGAGGCGGCGGTGCCAGGCCTCGGCGAGGTGGTAGGGGTTAGGTGTTATCGACACTTTCATCTACGGTGACGCACTGGTTAAATCGCGCGAGGATGGATAGCGCCGGCAAGATCAGTTCGGCGCACACCTTTTCGGTGACAGGGCCAGGTTCCAGCCCTTGAACGGCGGCCTTGAGCAAGCGGATCTTTTCGACGGTTTCCCGCTCGATCTTGTCCCAATCGGCGGCGGCCATGGTTTTCTGGTCAGTTGTCATGCTTCTGGAGTGTCTAAAAATTTGAGGATGTCGGCAGAGGTTCCGCCTTTGGTGATGATTTTGCGGATGACGGCGATGTCCTGTTCCATCATGGCGATTTTCAAGTCATGGAGACAGGCGGCGTTCTCTGCTTTTGCCCGGGCATCGCGCAGGCGTTCGTTCTCGCGGACCAGCGTGTTCCACGCGGCCTTGGCTGCTTGCATTGCGAAGGGGTCCCCGCCGCAAGCAGAACACGCGGAGGGTGGCATTTTATCGGGCGGGCTTGGTGCATCGGACTCAGTCATGGCGTGGCTTGGTCATCTCCTGGTATACCGGCCGGCGGAGGCTTTGGTCTGGCGTTGGTTGGCGGGGCGGGTGTCGCGGATGATTTCGGCGTGGCCTTTGGCGAGGCCGTTGAGGATGGCCTCGGCCATCATGCGGAAGGCGTCGGCATCGTGGCTGCTCCAGTCGTGGACGGGGATGCTGGTCTGGTGGCCGCTGGTGCGCTCTTCCTTGGTGTGGTAGCACTCCAGGCTTTCGAGGAGGGCGGCGCAGCGGTCCTTGTGGAAGACGCAGCGGGGGAAGAGTTCGGCGGCCTTGTTGATGCCGGGCCAGATTTCGCGGCAGCGGGGGACGATGCGGATGTTTTCGAGGCCGGCCTCGCGCATCTGCTGCTCGAAGTTCTTGCCGCTCTTTTCCTGCGCGGCGGCATCGTGGGGGAAAAAGTGGGTGCCAAGGTTGTAACCCTTGCCGAGCATGTGGGAAACGCGGCCGGCGGGCTCGAGGTCGAGGCCGGTGTCGTGGTCGATGATGTGGATCTCGCGGCCGACGAACTGGAAGTAGACGGTGCGGGTGTTCTTCGGGCTGCCGAGGTCCCATGAGGTGTGGACGAGGGTGGAGCGGTCCCAGGGGAAATTGATGACGCGCCCCTCGGCCTTGGCCTTGTCCACGAAGCGGGCGAAGATGGCACCGGGCACAGGGGCCATGAAGCATTCGTCGAGCGTGGTGGGGAACTCGGCGAAGCGGGCGAGGCCCTTGGGCAGGGCGACCTTGTAATACCAGAGGCGCTGGCCCGGGGTGAAGAGGTGGCCGGTCTCCGCGCTCTTGGTGATGAAGTAGGCGGTGGTCTCGGCATCGATCTGAGCGGCATTCCCCTCGAGCGAATAGGCGGGATCCCGCCACCAGGGGAAGAAGTAGAGGTGGAAGTCGGCGACGGTCATGTCCTCCGGCCGGGTGGTCATGGCGCGATCGGTGAGGTTCCAGAGGTGGCCGCGCTTGCCGCCCATCCAGGTGGTCTCGATGAAGACGACGCCTTCCTTGGCGGAGGGGAGGGCGCCGGTCATGATTTCCTCGGAGCGGACGGGGTCCTTGTGCTGGATGGGTCCCCACTCGGAGATGTGGAGCATCTGGTTGGTGCCGCCGCGGGCGTTCATGCCGCCGAAGATGGTGGAGGTCTGATCGACGCGGGCGCCCTTCATGCGGACGGCGAACTCGGAGTCGTTGGCCTTCACCACTTCGAAGGATTCCTTGAGGAGGTCCGGCATCGACTCGAAGGCGGCCTTGACCTTGTGGCGGAGCTTGAGGGTGGCATCGCCTTGGGTCTGGTCCACGATGCTGCCTTGGAATCCCTCCGACCAGATGGCCTCGTCGGCGAGGATCAGATTGATGACTGTGGACATGCCAAGCTGGCGGGCCTTGAGGATGAGGATAGCGCGCTCCCCGCGGACGTGGACGGCGTGGATGATGTCGAGCTGCTCGCCGCTGGGGACGAAGGGGACCATGCGGCCGGTTTTGGCGTCCTTCACCTCGTAGAGGTGGCAGAGCCGCCAGACGGGATCGGCGAGCTTGGCGTCGAGGTCGAGGAGGTCGGCGGGGGAGAGGTCGGTCATCGGCCTGAGAGTTCTTTTTCGATGTCGGCCACCCATGCGGAAAACGCGGCGGCCTTCCTTTCTTTGCAGGCGTAATAATACCGGCGGCTATACATCCTATGATTCTCCACTCGCGCGATTTTGGCCGTATGTTTGCAATCGTCACAAACAAAGCGCCGCCTGGTTTCAGCAGTGAAGACAAAGCCGCACCGTTGACAAATTCTGGTCATCGCATGCGGACCCTCCGGATGATGTCGGCGAGTTTGTCCCCGGCTTCGATTTTCACTTCCTGCGGCTTGTTCCAGCCGTGGAGTTCGGCGAGCTGCTTGGCGGCGAGGAGCTTGCCGGGCATCTTGACAACGCGCTCGCCGGTGGCCTCGTTCTCGCGGAACTCCTGGCAGAGGACGTGGGAGTCGTCGATCTTGCTAAGAGGAGTGAGGAGGATGTCTTCGCAGTAGCGAATGAGGGCGGCGCGATCGATGCGGGCCTCGGTGGCGTTTGCGTGCCGGATGGCGTCGAGGTAGGCCTGGACGTCGGGGCGCTTCTCGAGCTTCTTGGCATTGCTGGAAGACGTGCGGGTGGATTTGTAGCCGGCCTGCTGGTAGGCATCGATGAGGCTGGCCCCGCGGAGGCGGAGGTCGGCGAAGCGCTGGGCGCGCGGGTCCTTGGGCAGTGGCGGGTGGGAATTCATGCCAAGAATGAAAAGCCATCGGCGGCATTCAAGCGGAGCGGGAGCGGGGCACCGGGCGGCCGGCGGTGGGCGTGGCCGGGCGGGTGCTGCTCGAAGATGCTGCGGACGAGGGCGATGCCTTCCGCGGTGATGGAGTAGATGGAGAGCTTGCCGGCACCATGGCCATGGCCGGCGCTGGGGGAGAGGACGACGCGGATGGCCCCGCGCTCGCGGAGATTTGCCAGCATGCGGCGGGTCTGGAACTCGGTGAGGCCGGTGGATGTCTGGATGGCCCCGTAGCGGCAGACGCCGGAGGCGACGGCGAAGAGGACGCGCGCGGCATCGTCCGGCAGGCCGGCGCGGCGGATGGATAGGAGGAGATCGAGCGGGGCCATGGTGGGAAAGGTATCAGGTCAGGCGGTGCGGCGGAAGGGGATGATCGTGGTGAATTCTTCCACGGTGGTGAGATAGGAGCGCCGGGTGTTGCGGGAATGCCCGGCCTGGCGGGCGGCAAGTTCAAAGGCGGCGAGGACGGATTCGACGGTTTTGAATGTCATGGCGGGGAGGGGTTAGGTGTTAACGACACTTGGGGGTTGGGATAATTCTCTGTTCGGCAGAGAGATTTCCCACCGCAGCCCCTTGATTGATCGGAGCCACGGAGATTGCCGGATGGTTGCCACTGTCGCCGGAAGTGATTCGTGCCAGATCATCGTCGCGTGACTGGCGGCACTGGTCCATATTGCCCCTCCGTTTTCAGAGATTCCGGCGTAATATTCCGGGTATTCATCTCGCCTCAACCTGCCGAACAAGTCATGCGAGGCAACCTCTACAACGTCTTTTGGTGGATTCGTGCTCATGCGTTCGGTGCCTCCATTGTGGCGTTCAAGCTGGGATAGCTTTGGCCTCGAAGATCCAGCCGCGGGCGGCTTCGAGGATGCGGCCGATGATGGGGCCTCCGCGGTCGGCGCTCATGTCATCGACGAGGTGGGCAATGGGGCGGTTGGAGGTGAGGATGGTGGGAAGCCAGTGGGTTTCGCGGTGGTCGATGAGTTCGAAGAGCTTGGCCTCGAGCGAGGGGGTCCAGGTGTTCTTGCCGAGGTCGTCGAGGACGAGGATGCCGGACTCTTTCCAGACGCGGAGGCGAGAGCGGGCGGCGGCGCGGAGGGCTTCGTCGGCCTTGGCGTAGGAGTGGAGTTCCTCGACGGTTTCCTGGAGCTTGCCGGCGGTGGTCCAGGTGACAGCGTGGCCGGCGAGGATCAGGCGCTTGGCGACGGTGCCGGCGATGCGGGTCTTGCAGGAGCCAGGAGGGCCGTGGAGGACGAGCCAGCGTCGGCTTTCCGGGGTCCAGCCTTGGCAGGAAAGGAAGAGGGCCTTGTTGAAGGTGGGGTGCGCGAGGTCGGTGGCGAGGATCTTGGGCGGGATGACGTCGAGCCGGGCGAGGCGCTGGCGGTTCTCGGCGGCGTCGATGTCCCGCTGGAGGCGGGCTTCGTCCTCGCGGCTGGCGAGGTCGTAGCAGGCGGTGCAAAGGTCCGGGGACAGGGAGGGGAGGAAGGTGCGGATCTCGAGGAGTTCGGGATCGACAGGGGCACCGCAAGGGCATTTGGGCGGGGATGTGGTGGCGGTCATGGGGTTCGGTGGGGCTTAGGCTCTGCCGCCGAGGCGGGCGGCGCGTTCTTGGTCGGTGAGGGCGGGCTTGCCGCCGATGGTGGTGGGGGCGAGGCGTTTCTTGGCCTCGCGGCGGGAGGTCCAGTCGTCGGCGGTGCGGCGCCACAGGTCATTTCCGAAGAAGGTCTCAGCGCTGGGGCCGTAGGCGAGCAGCTCGTCCGGCGGCCAGGCACGCATGCAGGCGGTGGCGAGGCGGGTGCCGGCGAGGATCGCGGCGGCCATGGCGGGATCGAGCTTGGTGTGGTGCCGGCGGAGGCAATCGGTGGCGGCTTCGAGGGCCGGCCGGGTGGGGGCATTGCGGACGTAGGCGGCGACGAGAGCCTCGGCGGCTTTTGGGGCGGGGATGTCGGGTTCCTCGCCCGTGCGCTGTACCGTTGTTCCTTCCCTTTCCTTTCCTTCCCTTCCATTACGCTTTTCGCACGGGTTCGGGTTGGGTTCGACTTCGGGAACCGACGGGAAACCAACGTCGGTTTCCTCTGGGTTTCCCTTGGGTCTCCCACCGCGACGTCCATTGGATCGGGCGATGTCCCGCTTGGCGCGGACGGCGGCTTCTTGGGAGACGGGGTAGTGGCGGACGTGGAGGTCTTCGCCTTGCCAGGTCCAGAGGTCGCCGGAGCGGTTGACTTCGGAGAGGGAGACGCGGGCGAGCTGCTGCCATTTGCGGTCTTTCCACGGCCGGCAGGCGGCGATGGTGCCGCCGTTCTCCTGGCCGATGCAGTAGCGGAGGAGCATGAGCCAGGTGGCGCGGTCGATGGGCTCGGCACCGACGACTTCGGGCGAGTCGAGGATGCTGGCGTGGAGGTTGAGGAATTCCATGGGTTCAGAATTTGAAGCCTTCGAGGTCGTGGGTGGTGTCGCGGGGCTTGAGGAGTTCGAAGCGGGCGCCGCTCTCGAGGCCGTAGTGGGGGATGATGCCTTCGCCGCCGGAGAAGCGGAAGAGGACGGGGCCGGTGAGGGTGCAGCCGGCGGTGTAGATCTCGATGCGAGGGAGGCGGGCGAGAAGCTGGAGGACGGACAGGGGGACGATGGGCGCGCCGCAGATGCGGACGTTCTTGGTGACGCGGTCGATCTGGATGCCCTGGGTGGTGCGGACGTGGACGGGGAGGAGCGGGTCGCCGTAGAGGGTGCCGCGGTGGTCATCGAGGCCGCGCCAGGCCTTGGGCTGGGTGGCGGCGTGGGTAAAGCGGTCCCAGGGGAGGGCATCGATGCGGCGGAGGGCATCGGGTTCCGGGGCGGGGTATTCGGCGGGATCGATGCCGCGGCCGGCACGGCAACGGATGGCGACGGCGCTGCCGGCGATGACGGTGCCATCGAAAGGGTGGCGGAAGGCGACGTGGAAGAGGTGCCGGGGATCCGGGTGGACGAAGAAGGCGAGGGCCTCCGCGGGGAGCGGGTGGGTGAATGGTCGCTTGGAGGGTTCCGGGATCACGCGAGGAGGATGGGCTGGACGTTGAGGCAGCGGAGGGGCGGGGTGGTGACGATGGCGGTGCCGGCGGGGAGGATGGTCCAGAGGTAGGGACGGCCGCGGCCGGTGGTGCGCTGGGGATCGGTGACGAGGCCGGCCTTGTGGAGGCGCTGGAAGGCATCAAAGGCGGCAGGGTGTTCGCAGCGGATGGAGTTCCGGATCTGCTCGACGGTGAGGCCGGCGTTCCCAGCCTGGTGGAGGAGGTGGAGGATGGAGGCGGAGAGGAGATCGCGGAGGCCGGCGGCGTAGTAGGCGGAGGGATCGGCCACGGTGGCGTCGATCTGGTCCTCGAGGGTGTCCTCGAGGTGCTGCATGCGGTGGCGCAAGCGGCGGAGCTGGTCTCGGGTGCGGGCAGGGGTCATGCGGTCAGGTCTTTGACGAGGCGGGCACCTGTCTCGGTGAGGACGAAGCGGAGCGGCCGGGTGTCGTGGACGCGGCGGACCAGTCCCGTTTCCTCAATCTTTTGGAGGGATCCGCCGATGATGGGATCCCCCATGGCCTTGGCGATCTGGGCGGCGGTGGCACCCTGCTCGCCGTATTCGGCGACGGAGAGGACGATGCCGTAGCGGGCGAAGGGCGGCTGTTTCTGCTGACGGAAGCGCGCGATCAGGCGACGGGCGAATCCGATGCGGTTGTTGGCGAGGGCGGGAGCGATGGGGGAGGGCATGGTCAGATGGGGAGTTTGAATTGGGTGCCGTCGAAGCGGTCCTCGATTTCGGCGAGGTTGCTTTTGGTGGTCATAAGGTCATCGATGAGGGACTGGAGGCCCTCCCGGTCGATGGTGAAGCGGAAGTCGGTGAGGATGGGCTCCCTGACCATCTGGTTGTTGACGAGGCGGTAGACGGGCTCGACGACGGAAAGGACGATCTCCGCCATGGGGATGGGCTTGATTCCCTCTTTGCCCTCGGGGAGAGAGAGGAGGAAGTTGGTGGCGTTAGAAATGAGCTGTTTCACGGGAGGAAGGGGGTGATGAGTTCGCGGCCCTTGGCCGTGATGGCGGTGAGGACGAGGCGGCGGTCGAGGGTGTCGTGGTGCCGGTTGACGAGGCCGCTGTCGGCGAGCCTGTCGATGAGCTGGGTGGCGGCGGCGGTGCTGACTCCGCTCTCCGCCGCGAGGTTGGTGGCAGTGGCGTGCTTGACGCCGGCCAGGTGGATGAGGGCGAGGAGGTCGGAGAGCCGGTTGATCTTGGCTTTCCGGGCACGGTGAAGGGCCTGGGTGATGGTGGTGGCGGTCATGGGGTTCGGGTCGGGTTCGGGGTAAGGGTCCCGCTGCCGCCGACCATGCTGTCCCGTGAAGGAGCCGGCGGAAGCGGGGAGCTGGAAAGGGTGTGGAGGGTGATCTCGACGCGCGGGCGATCGGCGTCCTTGTCGCGGGTGGAGAGGGCGAGCTTGGGGAGCTGGCGGTCATCCATGCCGAGGGCGTCGGCGATGCCGTCGCGGTAGGCCTTGCAGGCGGCGTCGGCGTTGTCGTCATCCCGCCAGGCGGCGGTGGGGAAGAAGTGGGCGAGGGTGTAGCCGGTGAAGGCGGGGACGGGGCGGCCCTGGGCGTGGTAGAGGGTGCCGATGGCCTCGAGGGTGAGGAGGCGGGCTCGGGTTCGGTGGACCTTGATCAGCCGGGACTTCTTGAATGCGGCGAACTTCGACTGGCCGCGCTGGGCGTTCGGCGAGATGCGGCGGTCGGGGATGGGGAGGATGATCGTCATGGGATCAGAGGCGCGGGTGGCGGCGGGCGTCGTTCCATTCGGCATCGGTGCGGGCGGCATCCGTTTCGCGGGACGCGACGAGCAGGGACCAGGCGACGGTGCAGCCGGATCCGATTGCCCAGCCGGGCATGCCGGCGATGGCGAAGGCGAACAGGCCGACCAGGGCAACGGAGGCGAGGCAGAGGGCGAGGAAGGCGAGGAGTTTCATACTTCAGGCGGTTCAGGGAGTTCCATCCAGTGGGTGACGACGCTGTCGATCGGTTCGTCAGTCCAGGCATTGGCCCATTCGTGGCCGTCCCAGGTGGCGATGAAGTGGGTCTCGCCATCGGTGGCGAGGACGCAGCGGGGCGAGGGCGGGAGCCATGCGCCGGCATCGGTCCAGAGTTCGATGTCACTCATGGCATGCGGTCGCTGGAGGTGAGGCCGCGGCGGCGGATCTCGCGGAGGAGGGCAGCCTTGCGGCCCATGATCCAGGCGGCTTCCCGGCCTTCGTCGGTCTTGTAGGCCGGCCGGGCGGGGAGGATGCGGCGGCAGAGGTCTTCCGCGGCGGCGATAAGGGTCTGCTTGCCAAGGGCGCGGGCCTCGCGGTCGTGGGCGTCGGCGTTGTTCGGGCGGTCCACGGTGCTGGTGACGCTGCCGCCCCTGGTCGCGCCGGCGGGCGCTCCAGTGGTGCGGGCTGGCCCCGCAGTGGGCGGGGCCTTGCGGTAGTCGGTGACGGTGGAGACAGGGCGGCGGGCTTTCATGCGGATTTGGGGAGGTTGCGCTTGGCTGCTTGGTTGCGGGTGTTCTCGGCGAGGTAGGCCTTGTAGTCGGCCAGGGTGACGCGGCGGGAGCGGGGACCGACTTCGACGTAGGGGAGGAGCTTGGCGGCGCGATCGACGGGGATGCCGAGGAAGGAGGCGCAGGTGGAAAGCTCCATCGTGTTCAGCTCGTCGATGTCGATGCCGGCGAAGAAGCGGTCGGCGATCTCCGCGGCGGCGGCCCGCTTGACGGCTTCGGTCTCGGCGGGGGAGAGGTTCATGGCTGGGCCTCTTGGTTGCCGCGGGCAGCGGCCTGTTCGCGGGCGGCGGCCACGGTGCGGAGGTAGTTGGCCATGGTCTCAAGTTCCGACGCGGCTGCGCGGAGCCAGACGGGCTTGGGGTCGCACTCAAGGAGCAGGGTGACGGCTTCGAGGTCCTTGAAGAAGGCGGGGCCGAGGTGGAGCGGGACGGCAGGGGGCGCGGGGATCGGTGCCGGTGCGGTGGCCTGCTTGTCTTGTTCGGCCAGGGCGTTCCCGGTGTTGTGGGAAAGAGCGCGGAGCGATGCTTCGATTGGATTCATGGGAAGGAACGGGTTGGGATTGGGTGGGGAGGAGGGATCACCCGGCCGGGATGAAATCGTCGTCGCTGTTCCTCCCCAGGTCGCGACGGCCGGCCGGGTGAAAGGGGTCAGGCGGCGGGTGCCGCGCTGGAAAGTTGATCGCGGAGGATGTCGAGGCCGCGGTCCATCGCGAGGCGCATGGCGTCGGGCTTCTTGAGCTTCACCTTGGCGGCGACTTCGGCGGCCTTGGTGTCGAGGTCGCCCGGGATGCGGAGGTGAACGACTTTATCGGCGGGGGCGGTGGAGGGCTTGTTGGCGTGGGCGCGCTTGCTCATTGAGGGAAATGTATACGTTTCGTATACGATCACAAGAAAAATGTAGCGCAATCCTCTACAAAGTGATTTACTCCCCTATGGCCAAAGACAAAAGCAGCCCAGTTCCCATCCGGATCGAGCCGGATCTGGAAGCGAAAATCGAAGAAGCGGCGCGTCTTACCGGCCTATCCAAGGCCGACGTGATGCGGCTCGCGATGAAGATCGGGTTTGAGGATCTCCGCCGGATCAACTGGAACATTCCGGGCGCGGTGGTGGATGCCGCGAAGCCTACGGCGGAATCCTTTTCAGCAAAGAGGTCGCCCGCCGCGTGATCCAATTCCCCTACCGGAGTCTAACAGAAACCTGTTAGATAGAAAGTCAAAAACCGACTCTGGCTTTTAATTCTTTTAAACTATTAACAAAGAATAAGTTCCGCGCGATGCTCCGTGAGCTATCACCGATAACGATGAAACGTCTGGGATCCGTCCGGGTGGTAGACACGGATTCCGTCGTGTTCGTTCGAGGTCACGCTGCGTCCGTCATTCTTGGCTCGTTTGCGGAGCTTGGAAGACTCTCTGTTCAATGCGAGGCCGAGGCCGAGGGAAAGAATTGCGAGGCTTCCGAGGGAAAGTCCTGCTGCTTGCCAGGAGCCAAAAGAGAGGAAGCCCGTGAAGTAAAGGGCCAAGGTGGCAACGCCGAAGACAGTGAAGAATTTTTTCATACCCAGGGGGAATGTCATGAGCGCTAAAAAAAGATCGGTCGTTCGTCGAGGGAATTCCCATCTGACGGTCTATCCCTACGGGGACGGCTGGCGATTCGGGTGGAGGGAGCGGGAGGGCGAGCCGTGGCGGTATGTGACGCGGACGACGAAGAAAGCGGCGGAAGAGGCGGCTTGGAAGAAGCTGGGGGAGATCGATGCCGGGGGGCTGGTGTGGAGCGGGCTGGACCCAGCCGCGCGGCGGTACCTGCAGGAGGTCCACCGGCTTTCCACGGAAGCGGATCGGGCCGCGGTGCTGGGTTTTCTGGCGAGCCGGCGGAAGTCGGCGGAGATTGTGGCCAGCGTCGAGCGGTTCATGGATTTCAAGGAGGCCCAGAAAGGCGGGGCGACGAGGCACTTGTCGAACGTCCGGCGGGATCTGGAGGCACTGGCCAAGGCGTTCGCCGGCCGGAGCGTCACGGATGTCACGGACGGCGATCTGACGGCTTGGTGGCAGGCCAGGGTGGGTGAGCGGAGCGGCAAGACGCGAAACGAATGCCGGGGCAACCTGGTGGCCTTCTGGAACTGGTGCGTGCGCGACGGGATTTTCCCGAAGGAAGTGACGCCGGCCGAGAAGCTGCCGCGGGTCGATCTCGAGCCGTGCGAGCGGCGCGTCCTGACGTCGGGCGAGGTGCTGGCCGTGCTGGCCAAGGTAGGGGTCGAGTGGCGCCCCTGGGTGGTGCTGGGCGCGTTCTGCGGGTTGCGGCCGGAAGAGATTTCCCCAGTGATGGGGAAGGTGAAGACGCGGCGAGGGAAACGCGGGTTGCGGTGTGAGGAGATCGACTGGCAATTCAACGTGATCCGGCTGCCGGCCGAGGTCTCGAAGATCAACACGCCGAGGCATATCCCTCTGCTACCCGCGGCGCGGGCTTGGCTGGAGTGGGCGGGGATCCGTCCCGGGATGGTGGGAGCGGTGTGCGGAGTGAATCCGACGGAAGCCGGGGAGACGCTGCGACTCGGCAAGGTGGTCTTCAAGGACGGCTGGCCGCAAGACGCGCTGCGTCACTCCTACGGTTCCATGCGGAATGCGGTGCTTCGGAACCTCCCCCAGGTGGCCGAGGAGATGGGGACATCGGAGACCATGCTCCGCCGGCATTACCATAATCCACGGACCTCGGAAGAGGGTGCCGAGTGGTTTGGCCTGCGCCCGGGAATGATCCGATTTGATCCGATTTCCAGAGGGCTGGACAGTGGAGCGCAAGGGGTCGCTCGGGCGGCGGGTGCCTGATTTGACGGGGAATTCGCCCTTGTCAGGTCTTAAAGGAAGTAGTCCCGACAGGAATCGAACCTGACTCCAATGGTTGATTTGGCAAGGATTGTGCCATGGATGTCCGATGGGGTTCCGATGAAAGCGCCGCCCTGGTTCGCATCGTGGAGAGGCGTGGCGGCGACGGTCGAAAGGATCAATTTGTTGACGCCAACAAAATGGTCAAGGCCGGCGGGAGAGGTCCTCGATGGCGTCGGTCTGGGCTTCGAGCTTCTGGGCGACGGACTGCATGACCTGGATCGCGTCCTTGTAGGCGCCGAGGAGCTGCTCGCGGTCGGCACGCATGTCCGAATAAACGTGGACGATGCCCCAGCCGAAGACGCCGGCGACGGCGATGCCAACTCCAAAACGGGCAAGGGCCCAGACGATGAGGCCTTGCCAGGTGTTGGGGACTTGGATGGGCTCCGGGGTGTCGGCGTTGGCGAGGCGGTGGAGTTCGTCTTGGCTCATGGGGGCGGTGGCGTGGGTGGTGGTGGCGTGGGTGTGAGGTGACGGGAAAGGGTCAGGCGGTGATGCGGACGATGCCGCGGGCAAGGGTGCGGTCGCGGGTGCGGCGGTAGACGCCGCCGCCTTCGTTGTTTCCACTCTCGGGGCTGGTGTTGGCGTCGATGGTGCGGAGGTGGCTCTGGGTCTTCGTGGCGGCGTGCTCGAGGACGGAGACGTGGGAGAATTCCCAGACGACGATGTCGCCGGGGAGGAGGTCGGCTTTCTTGTTGAGGTAGGTGAGGCCCTGGTTGAGCTCGCGGCCGGGCCAGGTGAGGAAGTCGAAGGCGCGGGCGCTGCGGGGAAGGTCGAAGGGGACCTTGCGGCCGTGGCAGGCTTCGCGGATCCAGTAACAGACGGCGGCGGCACAGTAGGGCTCGCGGTTCTTGTAGCCGTCGGGGTAGGAGGTGGCTTCCCAGTATTTGGCGATGCCGGGTCCTTGGTTCTTGCTGGTCTCCTGGAGGCCGAGATCGGCGATGGCGAGGTGGACGAGAAGGCGGGCGATGGACTCGCCGGCAGGGATCGGCGCGGGGCGATCGAGCGAGGCCTCCCAGGCGGCGCGGGCAGCACGGGTGCGGGGACCCATGAGGCCATCGATGGGGCCGGGGTCGTGGCCGAGGGATTTGAGGCCGGCTTGCTGGAGGTAGAGGTCGCGGTTCATGGCTCAGGAAAGGGGGGCGGGGGATTTCCAGCCGGGGGCGCCGAAAAGGCGGACGGCGGTATGGACGGCGTGGCGGCGGGGCCAGGGGATGCCGAGGTGGTGCATGAGCTCGAGCATGAGGTCATCCGCCTGGCGGCGGGGGATGGTGTGGTTCTCGCGGGAATACAGCCAGTCGTGGGGGATGGCGGCGGGGAGGTATTCGTCGGACGGGGAGAAGCCGGTCCAGAGAAGGCGAGGGGTGCTGGCGAGGTCGGTGATGAAGCCAGCGGGGGCCTCGATGATGCCGAGGGAGGTGACGGCGCGGAAGCGGTGGTCGAGCTGCCAGAGGCGGCGGCCGTTGGCCATGTGGCGCATTTCGACGCGGAGGGGATCCGGGAAGATGTGGCGCGGGAGGGTCATGGCGCGACGGGCTGCCAGCGGTGGGCGATTTCCTGCGGGGTGATGGGGCCGGACTTCTCCTGGCGGACAAGGCGGGCGCGGGGCGGGGCGTAGGCGGTGGCGACGGTGCCGGCGAGCTGGAGGGCGGCGGGATCCGCGGACTTGGTGACGGTGACGGTCTCGACGATGTGGCCCTTGGCGCTGGTGGTGCGCGTGGTCACCGTGGTGACGGTGCAGGAGACCATGGTCCAGAGGACGCAGGCGAGGAGGACGGCGGCGATGGCGAGGGCGCGAAGCGTCTTCATGGGGCTGCGGGGCTGCCGGTGGCCGGTCCATTCCTCGAGGGCGCGGAGTGCGGGATCGACCGGAGGGAAGCGGAACATGGCGCGGCGGAGTTTGCGGCGGAGCCGGTGGAGGTGGTGAAGCGGGAGGCGCTTCACGGGGTCAGTCGATGGGGACGAGGTTGTAGTAGAGGCCGACAGCGCTGTTCGGGGCGGAGCTGGTGACGGTGAAGCGGAAGCCGGAGATCGACGCGGGGAACTCGACGCGGCCGCCGGTGGCGGAGGTGGCGGAGAATGCGACGGTGGTGCCGGGGACAAGCTGGATGGGGTATTGTTGCAGCGGCGAGGGCAGGAACTCCGAAGGGGTGAGGGTGTAGGCGGCCGGCGGGGTACCGTCATACAGCGAGTAGCTGAAGACGTAGCGCTTGCCGGGGATCATGGGCAGGACGTCGCTGGTGCCAGCGCCGGAGCCGTCGAGGTTGAGGATGTTCATGGTGGTTTTGGTGGTGGGGTCAGAATCGGGCTTGGTCGTAGCCGTCGGCCGCGGTATCGACCATAAGGGCCGTTCCTGCTCCGGCGGGGTGGATGCCGTCCGGGACAAGGTCGAGGATGGCGCTGCCACTGTCGTGGAATGCCTGGAAGAAATTGAGGAAACCGTAGCCTTCCTTGGCGGCGAAACTGGCAAGCTGGGCGATGCGGAGTGCGTGGCCGTCCACCTGATATTGGTCGATGGTCGAGAACACGGCTTCCGGGTTTTGCCCGACGATGACTATTTGGGCCATCGGACAGCGGGCTTGCAGGATGTCGGCGATGGCCTTGATGCCATTGGTCCAGGTCCGGCCCACTGGTCCGCCTGCAAATCCCTCGTTGTGACTTAGGGATATGAAAGCTAACAGCGTCCCGTGATGGTCGATGTTGTTGAGTTGGGCCTGGGTGGCGTTCGAGCTGGCCCAGCCGGTGACACTCATGTTGTCGATCCTCAAGACCGGATCACCCGTTAGAGTCAACTCGTCGTTGCTTACCGCTCCACGCCACGCGTTGTCGATGGCGATGTTATTCTCGCTCGGGCCGGTCAAAGAGCTGCGGATGACAAGGGCACTCACCGAACCGCTGGTAAATGCGGAGGAAAGGATTTCGATGTCAGCCGTGGACGGGTTGAGGGTCGTCACGCCGGTTGCCCCGGTTGCCGTCCCTGCGGCGGTCCATGTGATGCCGTCCGCCGAATAGTAGTAGGTCACGGCGTATTGGCTCGATCCGTTGTCCACGTCGAGGAAGACGCGGACCCACATGGGCGTGCCGTTTACAAACGGGATGGCGGACGAGACGGCAGGGGCGCGGAGCGTGGTTCCGTCATCCTCATACCAGTTTAACCAGAGCGTGTTGGTGCCCATGCTCAATTTCCAACTTCGGTTCGGGACGGTGCCCCATTGTTGGGCGATGGTTTTGCCTAGCATCGCCACGTAGCTGGCCGCGTTGATTTTCGCCTCGATGACCAGATCAGGCCCGGCGTGGACAAGATCGGCCGCTCCGAAGCTGGCGGACAGTCCGCCGCTCGCGGGGTGATTGTAGCGGCGTTCGCCGTTGCCGGGATCCTGGATCGTGGTGGAGGTCCAAGCGGAGCCGGACCAGACACGGTGGACGACCTTGTGACTGGGAGCCTGGTCGGCGATGTGGTCAGCGAGGAGATAGACCCATTCGTCGGTGCCGTTGCCGGTGGAGTCGCCGACGACGGCGATGCCACAAGAGCGGTTGGCTTTGAGAGCGGCGTGGATGGCGGCGGCCCCGCCGGAGCGTTGGAAGGGGGTAAGGTCGAGGACGCTGCGGAAGGCGGCGGAATCGACGATGCCGGCTCCGGCGATGCTCGGGGCGGAGATGGCGGCGCGGGCTGACGCGGCGTTGGCGGTGAGGACGGGGATGACGGTGGCGGCGGTGACGGTGTCGGTCCAGGCGACGTCGAAGTCGGTACCGCTGGATTTGGTGAGGGCCTGGCCGGTGGTGCCGCCGGCGGGGATGCCGATGCCGTCGGGCGCGCCGCCGGAGAGGGCGAGGATCTCGTCGGGGGTCTTGGTCTCGACGGCGCCGGTGGTGGCGTTGAAGAAGAGGACTTCGCCGGCGCGGAGGGTGGCGGCGGGGAGTTCGGTGGCAGTCTCGCCATCGGGGACGCGGAGGGAACGGGCATCGCCGGCGGCCTGGCGGCGCTTCTGGTCGAGCTGCGCCATGGTGAGCTTGTCGAACTCGGCCTCGATGACGGAGGAAGGCAGGACGCCATTGACGGCGAGGGAGACGGTCTGGGTGAGGGCGGTGTCCCGGGAGATGCGGAGAGTGCTGGTGGCAGGGATGGCCCCGCCGGAGGTGACGACGTTCCCGGTGGTGGTGGAGCCGGTGCCGGTGAGGGTGTAGTCGGTGCCGAGGGCAAGGGTGGTGACCGCGCCGTCTTCGTCGATCTCCTGCACGGTGACCCAGGCGGCCTCGTCATAGCGGAAGGTGACGGGGTAGGGGGTGACGGTGGAGGCGTTCCCGGTGTAGGAGACGGAGGTGGTTTGGGAAGAAATCGCCATTGGCCCGGCATGGTGCGGGCTTGCGGGGGCGAGGTTCTACCGTGATTTTGTCAGCGGGGAGGGGACTGGACGGGGATGCTGCGGGCGAGCCGCCCGCGCCCCTGTTTGCTTTGGTCAGTCGGTGCCGGTGAAGTTCTCGGCGATGGCGATGAGGTCGCGGATGAGGTGGGAGAAGCTGGCGGTGGCGGCAGCGGAGTCGGAGAAGAGACCGGCGCCGGAGAGGATGGTTTCGGCATCCTTGGCGGCTTCCTCGAGGTCCTCGGGGTGGTCTCCCATGAGGAGATCGGCGGAGCGCTCGACGGCCTTGGGGGCGTTGGAGAAGAGGTTGCCATCGGGGAGGTATTCCCCGGCGAGGCCGAAGGCGGTGGCCTCGAGCGCATCGCCGAGGAAGGGCAGGCCGCCGAAGGGGCCGGTGAGGGAGGCGAGGGCGAGGCGCTTGGGATCCCAGTTCTTTTCGTCGAAGAACTCGTCGTCATCGTCATCGCGGAGGTCCCGCATGGTGGCGCGGATGACGGAGGCGACGAGGCCACCGGCGAGCCAGGTGACGGCCAGGGCGCGGGCCTTGGCTCCCTTCGACTTCTTGGAGCCGAGGGCGTAGGCGGAAAGCATGAGCTTTTGCCGGGCATCCGACGCGAAGCTCCAGACGATGCGGACGGCGGGATTGGTGCCGGTGACCTCGTAGAGGGAGCGGGTGCCGGGGCGGACGGGCTGGGCGACGCGATCGGTGGAGCGTTCGGCGGCCTGGCGGGCGTAGGCGTGGGGATCGGCCACTCCGATCTGCTGGGCTTGCTTGAGGTGGTAGTCGTAGGCGATGGCGTAGGTGCCGGCGGTGAAGATGGCATCCGCGCCGGAGATGGTTTCCCCCATCTTGCGGGCGAGGTATTTGAGGCGGCTGGGCTTGGAGCTGCTGAGACCTTCGAGGGCCTGCTGGACGACGGGCGGCATGGTGGCCTTGCGGCGCTGGATGTAGTCGCTGCGGAGGGCCGGACCCCAGTCGAGGCGGCCGGCGAAGAGCTTGGCCAAGCGGGTGATGTAGGCGGCGGCGGGCATCTCGGCGAGGGCGGCGCCGAGCTGGGTGGACTGGATGGCGAGGACGGAGACGCGGCCGACCAGGGCGACGGCGGCGGCGCGGCCGACCATGCGGCCCATGAGTTGGTTGGCGGCGAGGTGGGCGGCGGCGTCGCGGGTGCCGCCCTGGGCGAAGACGTCGAGCCAGCCGCGGAGGGTCTGGAGGGTTTCCTTGCCGGCGGCGGCTTCGACGGAGTTGCCGACGTTGCGGGCATTGATGAGGGCCATGGCCTCGGTGGCGAAGGGGGCGTAGGCGATCCAGTGTTCCATCTGCTTGGAGTGGCCGATGTAGGTCTGGAGGGCATCCCGGAAATCAGGCTCGGCGATGGCGGTCTGGGAGCGGGTCTTGAGGCTGCCAGGGGTGAGGCCTGCGCCGGTCATGGTGGAGCCGGTGACGGGGTCGAGGGTCTGGCCAGCGCCAGCCTGGGCGGGCTTGACGGTGAGGGGGGAGTAGTGGGCGTGGCGGGGGAGGGAGACGCCGTAGAGCTGACGGAAGACGCTGTTGAGGCGCTCGTATTCGGCACCGTATTGGGCGGCGAGGTGGAGGCGGATGGCTTTGGCGTTGTCGGTGAGCTGGTCCTCGAGCTGATCGACGAAGTCCTGGGTGTAGTTCCATTCCCCGGCGGGTGCGCCTTGGTCATCGACGTGGCCTTCCATGTGGCGGCGGCCGTCTTCCTGCCGCCACATGAGGGTGGCGGTGATGGCCTCGAGCTGGCTGAAGGTGTGCTCGCGGCCTTTGGCATCGGTGGCGGTGATGCCCTTGGCGTTGGACATTTCGAAGCGGAGCTGTTCGCCTTTGAGCTTGCCGCCGGCGAGGGAGGCAAAGAGATCGTCGAGGAGGTCGAGCTTGTTCTGGAGGGCATCCGCCTTGGCGTGGGCGGCGCGGCGTTCCCAATCGACCAGGGCCTCGGCGTCCGGGGTGCCTTCGCCGAAGGCCTTCTGGACGACTTGCTCGAAGGACATGAGGGAGAGGCCGGCCTTGAGGACGCGGCCGGTGCGGGTGCCTTCGTCGCGCTGGGCACGGTCGCGGCGTTCTTCGCGGGTGCCGGCCTTGCCAGTGGCGGCGGCGAGGTTGGTGCGCTTCTTGGCACGGTCTTCGCGCTGGCGGGACATGCGGATCTTTTCGGCCATGTAGCCGGATTCGAAGACGCGGGTGGCTTCGAGCACGGCGGCTTCCCGGCGGGCGGCGCTGGCGCGGGGCCAGTCGCCAACGAGGCGGACGAGGTTCGCTTGGAGCATAGCGTGGGCCTGCTGCTCGGGGGTGAGGTCTTCCTGCTCGGCGAGGATCTCGAGCCGGGTGGCCTCGGCCTCGGTCTCGGCGGCGGTGAGGGTCATGGCCTCGCGGAGGTCGGCGAAGAGGCTGTGGACGTCGGCGCCGATCTTGCCGCGGGGGCGCTTGCCGGCCTCGTCCTTCTCGGGGCGGGCGCGGTCGAGGAGGGCAAGGAATTCGAGGTTGTATTGGGACTTGAGGTATTTCTCCAGCTCGACGTCCACCTTGGCGAGGCGCTCGCGGAGGAACTGCAGGCCGGCATCGGGGTCGGCGATGCGGGCGGCCTGGACCCAGCCGCCGACCTTGCCGCGGATCTCGGCGGGGACGGAGGAGAGGATGGCATCCAGGGCGGCGAGGCTGCGGAGGATCTCCTGGCGGGGGGAGTAGGTGGCGGCCTGCTGGTCGGTCTGGGTGGCGAGCCAGGCATTGGTCTCGGCCTTGGCGACGGTGCGGGCTTCGCGGAGGTCGGCCTTGGCGGATTCCAGGACCTTCTTCATGCTGGCGACGTGGCGGGACTCGGATTCGAGGGCCTGCCAGAGGGCATCGGTGGTGGGTTCGCGGAGGAGGCCGGCGTCGAATGCTTCCTGCGCGGCTTGGTCGGGGGCGAGGTCTCCGCCGAAGACGGTGCGGGAGACGGACTCGGAGCCATCGTAGTCGCCGGGATTGTGGAGGGTGAAGAGGTCGGGGTGCTTCTTGACGGCGGCGGTCTTGCTCATGAGCCGGCCGCGGAGGGGGCTGGAGGGATCGCCGAAGAAGGAGTGGAGGGGCTGGCCGCGGAGCTTGGTCAGGTCGTCATCGGAGAGGATGGCGGCGTGGCGTGCCCAGGCTTCGTTTTCGAGTTCCTCCCGGCGGAGGGCCTGGCGGATGGCGGCTTCGCGGGCGAGGCTGCGCTTGAGGCGCTTGGTGCCGGAGAGGAGTTCGAGGCGCTCGGCCTCGAGGCGGAGTTCCTCGAGCTTGCGGGAGACGCGCTCCATGGCCTGCGCGCGGCGGAGTGGGTTCTGGATGCGGCGGATGGAATCCTGGGTGAGGACGCCGAGGCGGCGGGAGCCGAGGGAGAAGGCGGGGGCTACTTCCGCGGCTTGCTGTCCGCTTCGGCCAGCGCTTCGGCCAGCTCCTTGTCCGAGAATTCCGGCAGGTCCTGGCTGAAGTCCGCCGGCCATGCCGGTCCTTTCGAGACGAATTTTTCCGCGCTCGAGGGTGACTTTGAGGTTGGACTGCTGGGTCTCGGCCCCTTCGGTGAAGTAGCTTCCATTGCGAAGGGTATTGTGGACGTCTTCGGCCGTGATGGCAACGCCAAAGGCGCGTTGAAGATCCTTTGTCAGGTCGAGGGAACTGTGCCCGACAGCTTCGTTCTTGATCGCATTCCAGCCGTGCCAGTGCATGCCACCCGGGTTGGCGTGGTCGCCCAGGTGGGACTGGAGTTCGGGTGACTTGTTGATGGCTTCCTGGAGGACCACCTCGAAGGCCTCATACATCGCCAGGGACAAGGCCGGGTTGTCCGAATCCACCTGACCGTAGACGCCATAGATGCCGGTGGGATCCGAAGGGGTGTTCTGGCCGTAGCGGAAGAAGTCGGAGGTGGTTTCCGCGCCGGTGCCTTCCATGGCAGTGGGCAGCCAGAACTCCACGAATTTCCAGCGGTCCATGATGACACCGGGCACGCCGAAGGTAAGGCCGATGAACCGCTGCACCTTGTTCTTGATGCCGAGGGCACCAGCATCGAGCGCCCAGAACCGCCGGCCCATCTCGCGGGAGGTCGGGGCCGCGTAGACATCCGCGGCGTCCTGCCAGCGACCGTTGAGGTTGCGGAGCATGAGGAAGAACGAATTGGCGTTGGCCGTGGCGCTGTTCCCGACCTGGCCGGCGTCTTGTGCTGATTCCTCCCGCGCGGCGCTGACGACTTGCTCCCAATCGGCAAGACCCATGTCGAATGTGCCGTCAATCGACGACTGGATGGCATCGAGCACGGGCCGGTGGGCGATCAAGCGCAACCACATGCCTTCCTGCTGGAGGGGTGGCAACATCCGCGAAAGGACGCCCCACAGGTGATGCAGGGCGACCGCCCAAGGTGCTGGCGCCTGGCCTTCGCCGATGATCTCCCGCATTTCCCGGGTTCCGTCCAGGCCTTGCCGGGCGCTTTCCTGCGTCGAGTCGATGGTGCGCTCGCCGTGATACTCGCCGTTGAGCTTGGCGACGTAGGCCGCCGGATCGTTGATGATTTCCGTCAGGCCGCTGGGAGGCATGGGGACCTTGCCGTAGATGCCGGCCATCCGCAGGAACTTGACCCAGCCGGGGCCGGTGGTGATCCGCGCGGGGTCTGCCCGCAGATACTCGAGAGCCTCGTCCAGCCGCGCGAAGAACTTGGCGCGGGCGGCCGGGGTGTTCAGCACTTTGGGCAGGCTGGTCGCCTTGTCCTGCTCGATGTCCCACACCGGCAGGCTATCGGTGCGGATGGCCGTGACGCCCTTCGGAGGTTTGATGCGGAGCCGGCTGGGGGCGATGGAGAAGGAGAACTGGTCCGCGCCGTAGCCGGCGAGCATGGCCATGGCACGGGGGTCTTTGTCGGCGAATTTGACGAGCACGCCCTGCGCGGCCAGCGTGATCTGGTCGCCGGCCAGAACAGGCCCGAGCGGGATGCCTTCCGCCTCGCGGCGTTTGACGTAGGCAGCGGCATCGGCGGCGGCGGTCTTGAATCCTTCCGGATCCAATTCCTTGGCAAGCGCGATGATGTTGGCCGCGGTTTGAGGGAGGCCGGGGCGGGAGCCGAGGGAGAATGCCGGTGAGTCGGTGGATCGGTTGGTCAGTGTAACCGGTTGGCCGTTCTCTTCGAGGATCTCGATGTCGGCGTCGTCGAAGATGACGTAGTTGTAGGAGCCTGGCAGGGCTTCGACCAATGCCTTGGCCTCCGCTTCAGTGTCAAACGTGTCTGTGCGGATTGCCAGTCCGTTGGCAGGGTCATTGTAAATGACGTTCCAGCGGCCCTCTTGTTGGAAAATGCTGGCGGCAGCTTTGCCGCGGCTGTTGCCATCGAGGAAGCGGATGCCGCGGATGCCGCGGGATGCAAACAATGCTGAAGCAGCTTTTGCTGCTGCATCAGGTCCACTTGAATCTGCCAAATCTCCAAGGGCCATCCGATAGAGAAATTTGCCGTCCATGCTTTCCAGTGTCCGGCCTTCTGGAATGCTGCTTGGACGATAATTTGCCAGTGCCGACCGCACGGCCTCCGGCTGCTCGCTCAAGGGCTTGTCCCAGTCGAGGAGCTGGTCGTCTTCGAGCTTGAGGGTGACGGTGTAGAGGTTGCCGGAGCGAAGCTGGGCTTGGCGTTTTTGCTCTGCCATGTTGTCCCGCTGCGCCTTGGCGTATTCATCGGTTGGAACTCGCTGGAGGTGATTGTCGAGGGCGGCGATGTTGCGGTCGTAATAGCCGGACTTCTCAAGAGGATCGGCGTGCATCCCTTGGTATTCCTTGGCGACTTCTTCCGCTTCCGCAAAATACAGCCCCCAGCCGTAGGCCTGGGCACCTTCGCCGGTGCCGATCTTCCCGGTGGAGAAGCGGTCCACCTTGTGCGGGGTGCCGTGGTGGGCGCGGATGGAGAAGGATGCCGGGCCGATGACGGAGGGCGAACCTTCCGCGCCGGGGAAGGCACGGGTGGAAGCGTTCGGGGTGACGGTGGTGCGCCGGCCGAGGCTGAACGGATCGCCGGCCATGGCCGGGGCGAGTTCGGCCCCGTCGAGGATAGCGGACTCGGCATCGCGGGCCATCTGGTCGTAGTCGATCTGCTCGTCCACGCCGAGGAGCTTGGTCAAATATCCCTCGTAGGTGGCTTGGTCCAGGGTGCCGTCGGCGAGGCCGCGCTGGATCTGGGCGGCGCGATCGATGGCGAGGCCGAAGTATTCGCGGATGGCATTGATGAAGCTGCGGAACTTGCCGAGGGTGCGGTCGCCGAGGAGGCGGGCGAGGGCGGAGAGGTTGTTGCTGACGAGGCCGGCGGGGAGGCTGCGGGCGAGCCGCCCGCGCCCCTCTTGGCCGGCTTGCGCCGGCTTGCGGGTGCGGATGACTTCGGCCTCGGCGATGGCGGAGATGGCTTCGTCGAGGGCGGTCTCCTGGTCGGACTCGGAAAGAGTGTCGAAGTTGTCGGGGAGGAGCTGGAGGGACTGGCCTTCGCGGGTGGTCTGACCTTGGAGGACGGTATTGACGGCAGTGACGAAGGCGATGTCGTCCTCGCGGGTGAGGATGCCGCGGGCGTGGGCCTGGCGGCGGAAGCCGTGGGTTTCTTCGTGGAAGACGTCGAGGACGCTGCCGCCTTCGAGGATGCGGTTGACGGTGCGGAGCTGGCCTTGGGCGAGTTCGGTGCGGGATTGGCCGAGGACGACGTTGGTGACGCTGCCATCGCCTCCCATGAGGCGCTCCTGGGCGGCGACGCGCTCGCGGGCGCTGGAGGACTCGGTGGCGGCTTGCTGGGCGGTGAGCTGGCGGCCGAGGTCGAGGTTGATCTCGGTGGGGCGGTTGGTGTCGGTGCCCCATTGGCCGGAGACTTCGGCGGCTTGGTAGGTGGAGAAGACGAGGGCGATGCGGTCGGCGTCCTGGTCGGCGGAGAAATTGGCGTGGGTGGTGGCGAGCTGGGCGGCGCGCTGCCAGTCGGGGGCCTGGCCGATCTCGCGGCCGGTGGCGGTGTCGTAGAGGGTCCAGGTGCCATCGGTGCCGCGGACGGCGCGGGGCATGATGCCGTTGTCGGAAGCGGCGGCGGCGGCTTGCTTTTCCGCTTGAAGGGTCTCGGCGAGTTCCTGGGTAGCGTCCATGGCGTCCTCGCTGCGGGGATCGCGGGTGGCGAGTTCGGCCTCGATGGCCTGCTCGGCTTGGAAGCGGCCTTGGGACTGGGCTTCGCGGATGCGGGCGACGCCATCCGGAGAGATGCCGAGGACGCGGAGGTGGAGGTCAGGAGCTTCGGCAAAGGCACGGGCGCGGCCTTCGGCGGAGATGCCGCCGGCGCCGCCGATGAGGGCGAGGGGAAGGATGGCGACGGCGGTGGTGGCGGTCTTTTCCCAGTAGCCGTCGAAGAAGCCGTCCTTGCCGTTCTTCCAGACGACGCCGGGGATGTCCTTCTCGAGGGCGCTGGCGGCATCCTGCAAGAGGGCGGGGATGAGGTCCTGGGTGTTCTCGATGGCGGTCTCGAAGCCGGCAATGGCTGCGGTGCGGGCGGCGTAGCGGCCGGCGGTGGAGGTGATGCGGTTGGTGGTGGCGGCGAGCACCTTTTCGAGGCCGGGGACCTTGCCGATCAGGGCTCCGGCTCCGATGCGCTCAAGGAGGGCCTGGGGGATGGCGATGATGGGGGCGAGGCCTTCGGCGGTGTCAGAGGCATCTGCATCTGACATGCCGCCATCCATGAGGGTCCGGCGCATGTCGCGATAGGCGCTTTCCTCCATGTGGTAGTAGGTGGCGGCGGGGCCGGCGAAGGGGACAAGGGCGACGGCACTGGTGGCAACAACGCCGGGGACGGCGTAGGCTCCGCGCTCCAGGGTGCGGAGGATGGCGGAGTCGGGGTTGAGGACCTTGACGGGGTCGTAGGTCTCGTTGCGGATTCGCTCGACGTCGGCGATGAAGTTTTTGCGGGAGCGGTTTTCCGCGGTGGAGGCTTCTCTGGCGATTGTTTGCTCCGGCGTCTCGGCTGGGTCATTGAGTGGGTAGTTGAACATTCCGCCTTCATCGAGGGCGGTGCTCAAGCCTTCCATCACGTTGATGGCTTGGCCTTGGATGTCGCGCTGGGCTTGGGTGGTGAGGTTGCTCCAGAAAGCGGGTTGCTTGTCGGCGGGGAGGGCGCGGGCCAGAATGGCGAGGGAGGCCATGAACTGCTCGCGGTTTTCCGCGGGGACTTGTTCCCAGGCATCGTACCAGTTGGCCCCGCCGGACTGCATGGAGTTCCAGACTTGCTTGAGCGGGCCAAGGTAGGGCTCGACGTTCTGGCGGAGGGCCTTCTGGGTGTCGCGCCAGGCCTCCATGTAGGCGTAGTCCATGCCGGGCTGGTAGCCGGGCTTGGTCTTGGCTTCTTCCCGCCAGAGTTGGAAAGACTTGGAATCCAAGCCGGCATCTGAGGTCTCGCGGAGAAGCGCGCCGGTGGTGGCGGCGGACTGCATCTCATGGGCGAGGTCGAGGGTCTGCTTGCGGGCGATGGTCTCCTTCTCGATCTCCCCGTAGAAGGCGAGGTCATCGCCCTTGCCGCGGCCGGAGAACTGCTGGTCGGCGACGCGGTCGCGGAGGATGGAGAGCTGGACGGGATCGGTGGAGATGGGACGGCCGCCGGCTTGGATCTGGAGGTAGCTGGCGACGATGCCCTGCTTGCGGGCGGTCTCGGGGTCCGCGGCGAAGTCGAGGGGCGGGGCGGGCTTGCCCTTGATGAAGCCATCGTAGTCGAGGACGGCCTGGTCGAGGGCATCGGTGGCCTTGAGACGCCAGGCGTTTTCCTTGGCCTGGCGCTCGTCGTCGCCGGTGAGGAGGCCGATGAGGGGATTGGCGGCGGACTGCGGGATGCCGGAGGTGAGGGAATACATAGTGCCGAGTGATCAGTGAGCAGTGAGCAGGGAAAAACGGTTATTGTTCGGGAGGAGGTGGGAGGAGGTCGCCGCCGGAGCCATCGCCCCAGGCGGGGAGACCGGCGTTGCCGTCCATGCCATACTTGCCGGCGGAGTTTGGTTCCGGGACGTCGATGAAGTCGGCGGGGGGGAGGATGGCGGACTGGAACTTCTTGAGGCCTTCGGGGCTGAGGAGCTGGCGGAACTTGGTCTCGCGCTGTTCCTCGGTGGCCTTGGGGTGGACCTTGTGCCATTTCTCGAATTCGCTCACGGCCTTGCCGTAGGCGGCATTGGCCTTGGCGATGCCGGCGGGGTCGGGGTATTCGATGAAGCCGGCCTTGCCCGCGGCGAGGAGGTCGAAGGCGTCCTTGTCGAAGCCTTCGGTGTAGTCGAAGCCTTCCACCTCCTTGGCGAGTTCGCGGAACTTGAGGAGGGCCTTGTAGGAATCCTTCTGGGTGGCGATGTCCTCGGCCTGGTCGGCGGAGAAGCCGCGGGCCTGGAGCTTGATGCGGTCCTGGAGGAGGCCGGCGGTCATGATTTCGGCGGCGGACTTGCGGGAGGTGCCTTCGCCGAAGGCTCCGCCTTTGTAGGCGTCGCGGAGCTTGGCGCGGGTCTCGTCGGCGGCCTCGGTCCATTCTTCGAGCTGGCCCTTGCGGGCGCGGGCGAGGCGATCGGTGAGGCGGGCTTTCTCGATGCCATCCGGAAGGGTGCGGATGGAGCGGTCGAGGGAGTAGAAGACTTCGTCGAAGTCGTCCATCTCGGCATTGTAGGAATCGAGCTGGGCGGTGACGTAGCCGGTGACCTCGTTGACATACTCCGGGGTGGAGCGGCGGGCGGTTTCTTCGGCGGTCTTGCGCTCGGACAGGTCGGCCTTCATGCGCTCGAGGAGGGCGGGGCTGGCCTTGCCCTTGAAGCGTTGGTCGATCTGCTCCGGGGAGGAGATGGAGCCGTCGGCCATGGCGTTGTTCGCCTGCTCGATGATGTCGTAGGTCTGGGTGCGGTGGAGGGTGCGGGCCTGCTGCTCGAGGCGGTCGGCATCGGCGAGGGTGATGCCGGGGGTGTTCTTGACGAATTCCGGGTCGCGGAGCTTTGGCAGCATGCCGACGGGATCCGCGGCGACTTGGCGCTGGACATCGGCGACGGCGGCGATGCGATCGGCCTCGCGCTCGACCTGCTCGATCTCGGATTCCTCGAAGCCGGCCTCGCGCATGCGGGAGGATTCGCGGCGGACGCCATCGGCATCGCCCCGGCTGGCGTGGTATTGGATGGAGTTGGAGATGCGGGCCTTTCCCTCCATGGTCATGCGGGTGAAGGCCTGGGTCTCGAAGCGGATGCCGCGCTGGGAGTTCCAGTCGTTGAGTTCGATGTCGAGGGCGGCCTGGGCTTCGCGGGAGAGGCCGAGGTCGGAGGCCTGGCGCTTGAAGTCTTCCTGACGGGCAGCCCAGTCATCGACCCAGCCTTCGGGATCCGGGCGCTTGGTGAGGTCGAGGGAGAAGCGGTTGGCTTCCTCGTCGAGGTTGGCCATGAAGGCGGACATCTTGCCGGCCTCCGTGGTGCGCCGGACCTTTTCGGCGATCTGGAAGCCCCTGTCGCCGATGCTGGAGATGGCCTGGCCAAGGCGGGCCGCGGCATTCGCCTGGGAGATGGCGGGCTGGGCGCTGCCGAGCGGGGCCATGGGGCCGGCATCGATGAACTTCATGCGGGGTACGGGATCCATGGTCTTACTTTTCGGAGGATGGTGCTAGAAACCCGCCGGCCTTGGCTCCGCTCATGATGGCGGAGCTGGTGCCTGAAAGCCCGGTGGCGATGGATTGGGTGCGGAGGGAAGATGCGGTGGCTTGGCCCTCGTAGACGGAGAGGGCGGCACCTTGGCGGAGGGCGCGCATGCGGTTGGCGGCCTCGCTGCCCATGTCGAGGATCTGAAGCTCGAGGGCCTGCGCGGTATCGCCGAGGACGGCGATGGGGGTGCCCTCCATGGCGAGGCCGGAGGCGGCGAGCTGGGCGCGCTGGCTGGCGAGGTAGCGGGTCTTTTCGCGCTCCGCGCGGCGGGCGTTCTCGGCGGCGACTTCCGCCTCGCGGTTGGCCTGCTTCTTCTGCTCGTTGGCATTGAGCATGGCGGTGGTCTCCGCGGCGTCGGCGGCCTGATTCTGGGCGTAGACGGAGACGGCGGTGCCGGCGAGGGAAACGACGGTGGAGATACCAATGACCCACATGCTCATGGCAGTAAGGGGAAGGGGGTGGAGTTGTTGAGTTTCCAGGCGGGCTCGGTGCCCGGTGGTAGGAACGGATTCTTATGGTCCGCGGTGACGCGGCGGACGATGGATTCGACGTCCTGGCCGTCGTCGGGGTTGGCGTGGACGGTGATCCAGACGGTGTCTTCCAGGGCGCGGAGGACGCGGCGGGTGCCGGGGAGGGTGAAGCCGAAGTGGGGGGCGCGGTAGGTGACGGGGCCTTCGTTCTCGGAGATCACCTCGACGGTGCCGCGGGCGAGGAAGAAGGGGTGGGTGACGTTGTGGATGACGGAGGTGCCGAGGGTGCCGGCCGCGAAGTGGCACTCCCGGACGTAGAGGCCGGGCGGGAAGTGGTTGAAGACCTGGCTGTCCATGGGCGGGTGGCCGAGGAGCGAGGCCTCGAACTCGTCGATGGTGACGGGATCGGTGAGGGCGGTGCTCATGCTGTTCAGATGGTGTTCATCTCGTGGCGGATGTGGAGCGAGAGGATATTGAGAGGGAGGGGCTGGGTCTGGCGGATCTTCACGGAGGCCTGGCGCTCGCTGCGGCTGGTGACGTGGGCGTCCTTGTAGCCGGTGAAGAGGGGGAGGGCCTCGTCCATGGAAACGCCCTGGGCGGCGAACTGGACGCGCTCCCAGTTCGCCCCGGCGTCGGCGGTGACCTCGGCGCCGAGGGATTTCCAGAGTTCCATGTGGACGCGGTGGATGCGCTTCCACGCGACCTTCGACAAGCTGCCGGGGTCGCCGGTTTCGAGGAAGGTGGGCTCGAGGGTGGCGGTGAAGGGTAGGCCGGCGATGACGACGCTGGCGGCGGTGTCGAGGGTGATCTCCCCGCCGGTGACGGTGTGGAGGCCGACGGGTGCGCCATCGGCGAGGACGGTGACCTCTTCCCCCTCGAGGTGGTCGAGGCCGGTGATGGTGGTGGCGGGGGTAGAGTCGTAGATGACGGCGGCGTCGGCGCTGACGATCTGCTCGGCATCGCCATCCTTCAGCAGGCGCATGCGGTCGGGCTGGAAGCGCTCGAGGTAGCGGACGGTGTCCCCATCGACGGTGCGGCGGACGGTGACCCAGATCTCGTCCTCCTCGCCTGCTCCGCCGACGACGGCGACGGACTCGAAGAAGCCATCGGTGACGTAGCGGCACCAGCCGGCGACGGATTGGGCGCGGTCGTAGGAGAGGCCGAGGAGGGTGCCATCGCCAGTGACGGCCCAGAGGACGCTCTCGGGATTCCGCTGGAGGGAGATGCCGGTGATGCCGCCATCGGTGACGTGCTCGGCGAGGAGGGTGAGGTCGTTGGCCTTGTAGCCGTCTGACTCGAAAGCGAAGGCGAACTCCCAGGCCTTGCGGCCGGAGCGCTGGACGAAGATGACGGCGTCCTGGACGGGGATGGCGCGGATGTGGGCGGAGCCGGTCTGGGTGAAGCGGCCGGCCTTGGCATTGGTGGGGGTGAGGGCCTTGTCGGACTCCCGGGATCCCATGGGACCTTCGGCGCCGGAGGTGCCGATGATGAGGGCCTCCTGGGAAACCAGCCACTGCACGGCGTTTGCCTTCTGGCCGGCGAGGGTGAAGGCAAGGCCGAGGTCGTCATCGCTGCCGGTGCGGAAGTTCCCGAAGTCATCGATGACGCTGCCCCAGATGGTCTGTGGCTGGGCGGAATTCCCGCCGAAGAAGAGGCGGGTCTCATGGATGCAGACGGAGCGGGGCCAGCCGCGGAAGTCGCTCCAGGCGGCCTCGTTCCACTTGGTGGTGGCGGCGGTGGCACCCAGCTCGAAGATGACCTGGGCGGAGACGGAGGTGGCGGAGGTGAAGCCGATGATCTCGACGATGCCGTGGTGGTCGGGATCGATCGCCTCGAGCTTCCAGGAGCCATTGGTCGGCGGGGTGCCGTCCTCCACGGTCTTGAGGATGCGGAGCCAGCACGGATCGATCTCCGTGCCGGTGATGAGGCCGGACTGGTCGAGCCGGGAGCCGGCGATGGTGCGGATGGTTTCCCAGGTGCTCTTGTCGGTGCTGCGCTGGATGACAGCGGTGACGTTCCAGTTGCTGGTGCCTTCGGCCGCGACGAGGGAGCAGGACCATTCGCCAAGGACGAAGAGGGCGTCGGAAGCGGTGCCGACGGTGACGGCGGTCTTGATGCCTAACTCGACCGAGGGCTCGTCGCGGCGGTGGGTGATGAGCCAGCGGGAGCCGACGTGGCCGGCGGCGAAGGTGGAGGTGGACGCGGTGAGGGTGATCGAGAGGCCGGTGACCGCGGAAGCCCCGATGGTGGAGGCTGTGATGTTCTCGTCGCGGAGGGGCGGGTATTCCAGGGCAAGGAGTTCGAGGGACCACTTGTTATTCGCCAGGCGGGAAAGGACGCGCGGGGCGTAGGAGGGGTGGGAGATGAAGATGCGGTCGTTGAGCTGCTCGAACTGGAGGGCGGCGAGGTCCGCGGCGGCGTAGGGGGTGGCGATTTTGAACTCGGTGGCGAGTTCCCAGTTTCCGTCCGCGAGGTCGGTGGCGAAGGTGACGGAGCCGTGGGAGACGAGGCAGTAGTAGATGCCGGCATTGGTGCCGGTCTTTTCGACATACTGGCCGGCGGTGTAGGGCTGGAGGCTGCCCCAGGTGCCGACGGTGGAGGAGGCGTCCACGACGGGCATGGCGGGGGTGGCCCCGGTGGTCCAGACGCGAATCAGCTCGTCGGTGAAGAGGAGGATGAGATTGGTGGTGGCGCTGAACTCGAAAGGGACAACGCGGCCGATGCCTTCGGGGTGGTCCTGCTCCGCGATGAAGACGGTGCCGGCGCGGGAAAAGGCGCCGCCGTAGACGTTGGGCCGGAAGTTCTCCAAGGTGCGGCAGGAGTTCCGGTATTTCTCCAGGTCCAGCCGTGGGTCGGTCCACGGGGAAAGTTCCCCGCCATTGAAGGAGATGCGGCGCTCGATGATTTCAGGCATGGCGGCTTATTCGGGGAGGACGTAGCGCTCGGGATCGTAGCCGCGGCGGCGGCCGCGGGCGCGGATGAGCGGGGAGTTGTTCAAGATGCGGGCCATGGGGCGGTTCTCGCGGGAGCTGGTCTCGACGGCATCGACCTTGCGGGCCTGGGAGAGGGCGCGGGCGTGGAGGGTGGCGAGCTGGCCTTGGAGCTGGAGATTGGCGGAAAGCGGGACGGCGATCTCGACGGCCAGGGCAAGGGCGACGGCCTTGGCGAGGAGGGGATCGAACTCCGGGACGGTGATGCGCTTGACGTAGCGGATCTTGGCCTCGCTCTGGTTGGTGAGGAGGCGCTGGCCTTCCTCGATTTCGAGGTATTCGTCGGAGCCGTCGAACTGCTCGCCATTCACCTCGAGCAGGCGGAGGAAGTCGGCGGGGAGCTGGAAGGCGTGCTCGAAGCCGTGGTTGGGCGCGTCGGTCAGCTCGGCGAGGGTGGCGCGGGCGATGGCGCAGTTCCAGCGGTGGGTGCGGAGGGTCTCGTCGATGACCTGCTGGGCAAACTCATTGCAGACGCGGGCGTGCGTGCTGGTGGTGTCCGTGATGTCCGTGATGGCAGCTTCGCCGAGGTGGGCGAGGGCGCGATTGGCGAGAGCGGTGACGGTGGTCATGACGGGCGGAAAGGAAAGCGGGCGGCGGCGTGAAGGTTCACGCTGCCGCCCGCGGGGATGTCAGCAGTTGGCAGGCGGATCAGAGGCTCTTGTAGGCGAGGACGACGCGGTAAGCGCCGGTCTCCACAGTGGCCGCGAGGGTGGCGTAGGTCACCTTGATGAGCTTGGTGGCCTCGGTGATCTTGTGGCGGTTCGTGTAGCCGTCGGGGATGGCCGGGGCGAGGAACTGGACGGTGCCGACGCTGGCGCAGTTCGCGCCGTCGCAGTAGCGGTCCACGTCGGTGTCGCCGATGTCGATCGTCACGGCGCCGGAGCTCATGTCGTCGGTGACGACGATGAAGGAGAGTTCCGGGTAGACGATGGAGCCGACGGGCAGCTCGATGAGGTTGACGGTATCAGCGGCGGTGGCACTGGCGGCGACGGCGACGTCGATGAAGGCATACTGGATGCCGCCTTCGATCTGGCGCTTGTCGTCGATGGTGTCGGCGTAGTTGGCCGCGGCAGCGAGCTGGGCGGTGTATTGGACGGAATTGGTGGAAGGCATGATGATGAAAAGTTAGGCGGTGAGAAGGAAGGCCGGGGCGGAGGGTCCGCCCCGGCCGGTCAAGTGGTTAGGGGCTCTCGTCGCAGAGGATCCCGATGACGCCGGCACCATCCAGGCGGGCGGCACCCCAGCCCCACTCCGTGCGGAGCTGGACGTCGTGGCGCTTGCCCGGGAGGACATCGACGAAGGCGGTGGGGCTCTCCGCCTGGCAGAACGCGACGGCGTCCCGGACGAAGGCGTAGCAGGTGCGGACGTCGGTGCCGGCGTTGTAGGGCAGGAGGTCCGGGGTGACGGCCTTGATGGCGAGGCCGGCGAAGGAGACGACTTGGCCGTCGAGCAGGCGGCGCATGCCGTAGTCCGCGGAGGTCATCTTTTCCTCGAGGAGGAGGTTCTTGATCTGGCGGTGGGTCATGACGACGCAGGCGCTGTATTCGCCTTCGACGTCCTGGCCGGTGACATCGCCCAGGCCGAAGAGGGTGGAAACCTCGAGGAGCTTGGCGAAGGTCATGCCGGAATTGGCCGGGCTGCCGGAGTCAACGAAGTTCACGGCGATCTCTTCGCATTCGGAGGCGTAGGAGATCGGGGTGGACCCGGTCTTGCCGGAAGCGGTGGACGCGCCCAGAGCATCGATGAGCACCTCGTCCATGTGGCGGCGGGCGGCGGCGAGCTGGAGACGCATGATGGCATCGTGCGGGCTGCCGACGGCACCGAGCTGCATGGCTTCGCGGCGGTCGATGATGTGGGCGGAGTCAGCGAAGGCGGCGTAGCACCAGCGGTATTCCGCGTTGATGTCGGCCGGATTCGTGTCCCCGAAGCGGGTGGTGATAGCGCGCTTTTCCTGCTTGGGAAGGCGCTGGTAGCGCTTGCCCTCGCCGTGGAGGGTGTCGATGTTGACGAAGGGCGCGAGGCGGCTGGAGAGCTGCTGGAACTGGATGCGCCAGTCGTCGGCGTAGATGGACGGGAAACCGTCCGGGATGAGAGAGTCGTAGGCCATGGTGGTGGTGGTGTGGTGGTTCTGGAGTGCGGCGGAGGGCCGCGGTTCGCGTGGTCATTCGCGAGTGTCCCGGAACGGGGTCGCCTCACCGGCAGGGCCGGGGCGTTTCACATGGGGTCCATGGCGGAGTATCCCTGATCGACAGCGGTGGCAGGATGCGCCCGCGGTGGGGGGCGCTTCTACCGTGATTTTGCAAACGAAAAGGCCGGTCCCTCTTGCGAAGGACCGGCCACCCGATCGAACCCATACGATCTATCCTGGAAGGTTACTTTTTGCCGCGCGTTTCCTGCTGGGCCTGGAGGGCGTGGAGCTGCTGGATCTTGGAAACCTTGGCGGGGTCCTTCTTCCAGTTCCGATCCGCCTGCATGATGGCGAAGGCCTGCTGGCGCGGGGAGCCGGAGCCGGTGAAGACTTCATTCGGCACGCCGGGGAGCGGGGACTCGCGGAGGGCGCGCCGGGCTTCGTCGATCACCCGGACGATCTCCGGATGGGAGAGGGCGGCGCGGATGAGCGGGTCCTTGGTGTCGAAGCCGCGCATCTTGACGAAGTCCTTGTTCGCTTGCTGGCGATCGGCGGCGCCTTCGCCCCACTCCTTGCCGAAGATCTCGGCGGATTTCTCGGCGAGGGAGTTGATGGTGGACTCGAAGGTGTCGGTGGCGTGGTTGTTCTGGGCGGCGGCCTGCTTGATGTGAATGGCGGCCAGTTCTTTCGCCGCGGCGGCGGGGATGTGGTGCCGGTGCATGACCTGGGCGAACTCCCCGGCGGCGGTTTCGTCAAAGAGGACGCCGGGCGGGACGTCGGAGGGCTTCAACTCGTAGCCGGCGGGCTCGTCCGGGACGCCGGCGGCACGGCGGAATTCGGCGACGGTGCCTTCGTCGGCCTCGGGGCCGGGGTAGCCGGGGATGGCCTTCTTGCCGACCATGCCGAGGGCCTCGTCGAGGGAGCGGAGGAAGGTGCCTTCGTCCTTGGCGAGGACGGCCTTGTTGGCGAGGCGTTCGAGACCCTTGGCCTTGAGGCCTTCCGCCCAGCCTTCCTTGAACTTGCCGCCGTCCTGGAAGCGGGGGTCGAAGAAATTGCCGGGATCCGCGGGCGGGGGTGAAGTCGGCGCGGCTGAAGAGCCATCGCCGAGGAAGCTGCCGGCCGGGGTGGGCGCGGCGGCGGGTGGAGCGGAGGGGGCCGCCGGAGCGGGCGCGGGTGCCGCGGGATCCGCGGCGACGGGTGGAGCGGCAGGGGCTTCGGTGGTCATGATGTGGTGGGGAAATTACTCCGCGTCCGGCATGGCGAACTTGCGGCCCTTGTAGCGCTCCGCGGCGGCGGCCGGGTGGTAGCGGTGCCACCAGGCGATGACGGCGGGCGTCTTGTCGCCGGCGGCGGGGTCTTCCGGCGGGCAGGGGGGGATGGCGTCGGGGTCCGCGTTGCTCTTGATGTCGAGCCATTCCTTGGCGACCTGTTTGAACTGCCGCACATATTGCTCGGTCGGGAAGGTGTTGCTGACTTGGAAAGCAGGTCCCGGTTCATCCATGATAGAGCCGTTGAACTCCGCCGCGAATTCCTTGGCGAAGTCCAAGGTGGCGAAGTTGTGGACGACCTTGAAGTGGGCGGCGGGTGCATCGTCCGGGATGCGGTCGGCCTCGAGGAAGGCCTCGATGGCGGCGCGGTGGTCGGCCATGCCCTTGGCGGGCTGGAGGTAGCCCTTGGAGTTGATGACGGCGACCTTGACGGGCGGGGTGCCGATCGGGCCGAAGAAGATGCTGTTTCCCTCGCGGGTGTAGGTGCTCATGAAAGCGGCAGGGTAATCGATTTCTCCCCACTCTTGGCAAGGCAGGTAATGATGAAAAGGATGACGGAGGCCTCGCCATCGCGGATGCCGGCCTTGATGGCATTGACCTCCCCGCGCTCGTTGGCGATGAAGCGGCGGCCGAGGACGCCGAAGCGGCGACAGAGAAGCTCGAGGACGGCGCGGCCCTCCGGGGTGGAGAAATGCTTGGCGATGAGGGCGGCGGCCTCGTCGTCTTCCTTCTTCCGCGCGGCGGCGGCGGCGCGGGCGGCGTCCTGCTTGTCGGTGATGTGACTCATGGGAAATTCCCACCGCCCGCGGCCTGCGCCTGGGCGAGGAGTTGCGGCGGAGCGCCGCCGAGGTTGCGGGCGGACTCGCTGGCGAGCTTGGCCTGCTCGAGCTTGGCTTGCTGGGCGGCGGCGGCGGCTTGGGCGGCTTCTTTCTCGGCGACGGCCTTGACGCTGGAGATCCAGGTCTCCGGGGTGCCGGTGTTCCGGATCAGCTCGCGGATCATGACCGGGGACTCGAAGGCGTTGTAGACGGCTTGGGCGAACTGCGGGAAGGTCTGCATGACGGGCAGGACCATCTCGAGGAACTGGATGAGGGCTCCGTTGTCCTTCGCCTTGAGAGCCAGGGCGATGCGGTTCCGGTAGGTGATGGCCGGGGTGGCGATCATGGCGCGGCCGTTGAGGACCTGCATGACGGAGGGCGGCGGGGTGCCGAAGCGGCCGGCGCGGAAGAGGACGCCGAAGATGCGCTGGAGGACGTTGTCGATCATCTCGCTCATGATGCGGCCATAGACGGGCGAGAACTGGGTGAGCTTCTCCCCGGCGACGAGGGATGCCTCGGTGGCGGTGAGGGGGCCGTGCTCCTGGACGCGGCGGGAGAAGAGCTTGAAAAGATCGACGTGGAAGGCTTGCTCGACCGACTTCTGTTTGCCCTCCATGCGCCACTGGAGGATGTCGAAGCGGGCCTGGGTGTGGAGTTCGCGGACCTGGTTGAGGCCGGCGGGGCTGTTCTCGTCGAAATAGGTGACCTCGAGCGCGCCTTGGGCGACTTCGCCTTCGAGGGCGGCGGAGGCGAGGAGGGGCGGGAAGACGGCTTTCTCGGTGCCGACGTCGGCGAGCTCGTTGAGGAAGGAAAGCTGACGGGAATCCCCGGCGGCGAGGGAGCCGGGGCCGAAGCCCCAGACGCTCTTTCCATACTTGCGGTAGCGGTGGGCGGCGAAGGGGAACTCGTAGTTCCCGCCGCGGCGGACGACGGTCTTGGATTCTTCCGCGACGACGATGTCGGTCCACGGGAGCTTCATGGATTCCGGGGCGTCTTTCTCCGGCGGGCCTTGGCGCTTGGCGACGAGGTGGATGAAGGCGTGGGTCTCCGTCATGCCGGCGGGGGTGCCGACCTTGGAGGCGATCTTTTGCGGGAGGGCGTCCTTGCCGTATTCCTCGGCGGCCTGGTCGGCGGTGTAAGAGAGGTCGCGGACGTGGACGTTCACGCGGCCTTTGGCATCTTCCCCGATGTAGTAGGAGCCGATGGGCTGGTGGAGGAAGCAAAGCTCCCCGCGGTCGTCCAGCTCGCCGCAGTAGAGGGAGCAGGTGCCGAAGACGGGGCTCTCGATCAGGGATTCCTGGATTTCCTCGTAGAAGTTCGAGGCGTCCATGGACTCGATCGCTTCCTCGCTGGCCTGGCGGTACCACTTGACGGCATCGTCATCGCTCTTGAGTGCTTTGGGCGGCTGGAACTCGAACCATTTCTCCTCCCGCGGGACGATGAGGGCGCAGAGGCCATTGGCGAAGATCTCGGCGGAGTGGCGCGGGGTGGAGTCGAACATGGCCTCCGACTGGAGGACGTCCGGCTGGGTGCCGCCGATGCGCTTAAAAGGGGTGAAGACCTCGGCGAGGTCGTTCCAATGCGCTTCCATGGGGGAGCGCTTCGTCCGCAGCTCGTCGCGGATCTTGATGACGTCTTGGCCGGTCATCCGAGGTAGGATTTGCCGCCGGGAGTGCCTCCGCCGGTGGTGGTGCTGGTTTCGCCAGCGAGGAAGCTGCCGGCGGTGGTGCGGCGGCGCTTGCGGAGGTCTTCCGCCAGACGGTCGGCGCCTTCCGCGGCATCGCCCGCGGTGGGAGTGGGCGGCGGCGGAGGGGCGGGTGGCGGCGGCTTCGGCGAACTTCCCATGGCCGGGCATGGTGCGGGCCGGGCCGGGGTGGTTCTACCGTGAATTTGTCAGGCGGAGGGCGCGGTCAAGAGGCATGACGCGGAGCCGGCCGCGGCGGTGGAAGCTGACGTAGGGCAAGGGGTAGGGGAGGAAAGCCATGGCGGCGCGGAAGTCGCCGGCGAGGAGCCAGACGTGCCAGCAGTCGCCGGCGGGGGCGGTGAATTGCAAGTCGCAGAGGCGGTCGTCCTGCCAATCCGCCTCGACCCGGCGGGCCATGACGAAGACCTCCGGGGTGCTGTGGACGTAGCCCA